TCATCTCACTCACATTGAAGATGCCGTATTGGAAGGCGGTGTCGCTGGCACTCGCAATGCTATTCAGTTTCTTATTTCTCTCAGAGACATGTTTGCCGATGATGGACAGACAATCTCAGAAGCACGTGGTGGTCTTATTCTAAGAACTAAGTTCGACGGAGCACCTGCAATCTATGCTGGTATCAATCCTGAGAATGGTCGTTTCTTCGTCGGCTCCAAATCTATCTTTGCTAAGAATGCTAAACTGAATTATACAGAAGCAGACATTAGAGAAAATCATGTCGGGGGTTTGGCTGATAAACTTTCACTTGCTTTGAAGTATCTACCTGAATTGGGTATTAATGGTATCATCCATGGTGATTTTATGTATTCGAGAGATGAACTAAAATCGGAAACTATAGATGGTAAAAAATATATTACGTTTCGGCCGAACACGATCACGTATGCTGTTCCGCAAGGTACGACGCTCTCTAAGCAAATACTTTCTTCTCGAATGGGAATTGTTTTTCACACTACTTATCACGGTTCCTCTATGTCTACTCTCCAAACTCATTTCGATGTTGACATCGGGAGGTTAAGAGCATCTAAGAATGTATGGTACCGTGAGAATAGGTTTACTGATGTGACCGGTCGTGCTACACTAACAAAGTCAGAGAACGATAGATTAACCACTATTCTATCACAGGCCGGCAATTTGTTTAGACAGATACCTGCCGCACTATTAAATGAGATTGCGGCAAATGAAACGTACCGTATTCCTATTATGACGTATTACAATCAAAAGGTCCGCGCAGGCGAACATATGAAGGCCAGTCATGTAAATGAGATTATCAAGTTTGTTTCGGACAAATACGATAAACAGATAGCAGATGCCAAGATGCCTGCTACAAAGGCCAAAAGAAATGCTGAAAAGAAAATGGTTGTTGGTTGGTATAAGAAGAATGCCGCCAACCTTAAACTAATCTTTCAATTACAGAACCTGTTTATTGATGCCAAGACCATGTTGATTAATAAGTTCAATCAAGTAAATGATATAGGTACATTCTTACATACACCAGATGGTGGTTATAAAGTGACAGCACCAGAAGGTTTCGTTATTGCCCGTTCCACTGGTGGTGAAGCATATAAACTTGTAGACAGGTTCACTTTTAGTCAAGCTAACTTTTTGGCTACAAAATCCTGGAAATAAGATGAATACTAAATAGATGTAGGCCACGGTGCTACCAACACCTGCCTACTCTAACGCTAACTGGAGCGCCAGCATGTCCTCTATATATAAAATAACCAATAAAGTAAATAACAAATCCTATATTGGATATACATCCAGAGATAATGTTGAACTTAGAATAAGAGAACATTTTTCTCCTTCGGTTTATAATGGACGAGAAAAAAGACCTTTATATTCTGCTATAAAAAAATATGGAGTGGATTCTTTTGATTGGGAAATTCTTTATGAAGGTGATGATGCCTTAACAAAAGAATCTGAATATATCTCTAAATATGGAGATTATAACTTACATGAGGGAGGTAATGTTCCTCCATCACAAAAAGGTAATAGATGGTCGCATTCTGAGGAAACAAAACAGAAAATGAGAAAACCAAAACCACCAAGATCAGAAGAACATAAAAAGGCGATTAGTGAATCCAAAAAAGGTAAAATACCATGGAACAAAGGTCTCACAAAGGATGATGAAAGAGTGAGAAAATACACAGAAGAAAGAATGAAAACCATGGGATATATAAAATGAAAAAGTTTACTGAGTATCTAACAGAGGTAAAAAAATCTAAAGTGGGACAAGGAACTCTTAATATATTTGACATCGATGATACCTTGTTTATGCCTAATGCTAAAACAAAAGTGGTTAAAGACGGTAAGATTGTAGGCCGTCTTTCATCCGAACAACTAAAACATTATAAGACAAAGCCTGGTGAAAGATTAGATTTTGGTGAGTTTCGCTCTGGTAAGCATTTTCATGATGCTGCCGAACCTATTGAAAAAATGATTAGACGGGCACAGTTGGTAGTTAAACACCAAGGTGGTAATTCAAGAACCATTATCGTAACTGCCCGAGCCGACTTAACTGATAAAGATGTATTCTTGAAAAAGTTCCGCGACCATGGATTCCCAATCGATCAGGTTCATGTCGAAAGGTCTGGTAATGTGTTTGGTGGTGGTAATGCTGCTCCATTATCAAAAGCAATTGTTATTCGTAAGTATATCGATAGTGGAAAGTTCAATAAGATTAGAATGTGGGACGACCACGAGGGAAACCTAAATATGTTATTGAAGCTGGCTGAATTACATCCAGAGATTTCATTTGAAGCATATTTGGTAAATCCAAAAACAGGTACACCGACAAGATATGGAAAATAAAGAAGAAAAACCTATTACTGAAACGGCTACAGTATCAATACTGGAGACGATTAAACGCATCGTCCGTAAGGTTAGGGAAAAAGAGAAACATAAATAACCAATATAAACCCGCAGAGGGAGAGAAATGAAAAAAGTTGTATTCACATTTGGTCGTTATAATCCGCCTACAGTAGGTCATGCAGAACTAATCACATATGCCGTCAAATTAGCACATAGAACTGGTGCCGAGCATCGTATCTATACTTCCCAATCACATGATCCATCTAAGAATCCCCTAGCACCTAGAGAAAAGATGGCCTTTCTTCGCCAGATATTTCCTGGTGTAAATTTCGTTGATGATCCATCCATGAAAACTGCCTTTCACATCTGTAAGAAATTGGCAGAAGAAGGTTATGAGGATGTGGTATTCGTGGTTGGTGATGACCGCGTAGCAGAGTTTTCAAACTCACTTGGTAAGTATGTTAAACCAAGAACTGCTAAAGACTTTGACCCTAAGAAACATTATCCATTTAAAAAGTTTAAGGTAGAATCCTCAGGTGCCAGAAAGAAAGGCATCTCTGGAACAGACCTTCGTGCGGCCGTTCGCAAGGGAGACTTTGCTACATTTGCTAAGGCTTCGGCAGCAAGAGATAAAACTTTGGCACGAAAAATCTTTGATGCTACAAGAAAACAATTAAGTGAAGAAGTTGAAATTAGTGAGGTGACGGCCAGAGAAATGCACAAGCACCTTACATCAAAAGGATGGACTCTTGATCGTAAAGGTAAAAGTCATGACCTTTATACACATCCACAATCAAAAGGGCGCCGCATCACCCTACCAAGACACCCCGGTGAGTTAGACAGACGACTACAAAAAGAGATTGATAAGCAAACCGACAGATATATTAGAGAAGAAAAGGGAATGTCTCGCAAAGACTTCCACGACAAACTAATGTCATTTGTTGATTTTACTTGTAATCACCTTGGCATCGATGAGAAACCTACCATTCAATATAAAGAGGATGGTAAAGAGGGATGCCAACCATCATTTGCTTCATATTCACCAAGCGATAAGGTTGTTTCTATTCTAACAAAGAACCGTCATCCTATGGACGTGTTTAGATCCATAGCACATGAGTTGGTCCATCATAAGCAGAACCTCGACGGTCGCCTTGGTAAGAACATAGCAAAAGAAGGTGCCACTGGTTCTAAGATTGAGAACGAGGCTAACTCCGAAGCAGGCAAGGTTATGCGCTACTTTGGTAAAGAAAATCCATTCTATTTTGATATGAGTTATATTACTGAAAAGGCCATCATTCTTGCTGGCACACCAGGTTCTGGTAAAGATAAAATCCTTAAAGAAGCAATACTACCATTCGGATTCACCGAGGTTTCAGCAGATAATTTCCATAACCAAACAGGTAATCTCGTAGTAAACGGAACATCCGATTATAACACCGTCAAAGAAATCAAAGAGGCCTTAGAACTAAAAGGCTATGAAACCATGATGGTGTTTGTGAATACCTCTAATGAGGTTTCAAAACAACGCAACGAAGCCAGAGCATCAAAAGGTGGTCGTGTTATCACCGAGACAGTCCGCTTTTCAAAGTGGAAAGGCGCACAGGATGCCTTAGACCGTTTCGACCAGTTATTTGAAAAGGTGATTGAGGTTAAAAACGACCTTGATTTAAACCTTAATCATAATGTTATCAAAGAAACATATGATAAATTAATCAATAATGTATCAAAAGAAATCTCAGACTTTGCTTTGAATGAAGCGGATAAACGATTCGAGAATATGTTAAATGAAGTTGGTGGTGCTGGCAACTGGGGCACTCAGCAACTTACAGACCGATATAAAGCAGACACACCAGGTCAGGAACCTGGTAAGTTTGCTAAAATGAAAGTGTTAGTAAAGAAAATGAAAACAGAAGATAGCACAAAGAGAATATATCCTTCATTACCTATTGGTGCTGATAGGATTGGAGATGAAACTGGACTACCAAAAGGTCCAGGATTCGGCGATAACCAAACTATCGACTTGACTGGACTTGATAGACAGATTGATAGATGGATGGTTAAAGAAGAAACAAGAAAAAGGTTTAAGGCAAAATATGGTGCCTTATCCGACCAAAAGATACAAGAAACTGCCGTAAGACTTGCTAAGATGGAGAGTTTGGACGATCCATTCACAGGAACAACTGGCGGCGTTTCATCAACAGGCGGCCCTCCAGAAGATGTAAGATATGGAAGTATCGATGCTGAAAGAGAAAAAGTCGCCTTGCTTGGAAAGAAGAAACCAAAAAAGACTAAATAGTAGGAATAACTTATATTATCCGATTAGGAACAACTTTCAAAGGAACCAAAAATGTTTGAGAACAAATTCAACTCTAAGAAAGCAGACCCTTTGGTGGAAGCCGCCAAAGGTGCTATGATGGAAGGCGAAATTCGCCGCCAAGCAATCAACGCCGTCAACGAAGAGTTCGGCGTATTTAACCGCAACGCAGTCATCCGCGAACATCTTGCTGCTTAT